TATGTTTGGTAGTTGCGATTCGAGATATGTGCCAACCTCTTCAGCGTCACTTGTGCCTTGCAAGACGCGACCGTGAGCGTTCGGCAAGTTGAATGTTGTGCTACCGTCACCAGAACCATATTTCACGCCGATTTTTGCGAACAGATTTGCGTATGTAGTGCGAGAGACAGCAGCGCCATTGCAAAGTAGCCAACCATCGGGCGCATCGTCATCATGAAAGAAGGCGATCATGCCCGTCGGGACGCTCGGCACCAACATTTTGATCGCTTCGAATAGCTGATTAAATGCGTTCTCGTTCGGCTCTAAACCTGCACCTCTAATTACATTGAGTAATTCATCTGTGACAGAGTTGCCCCATTCAGCCGGAATTAAAGAGCCAGGTTGGCCAGTCGCGGTGTTTTCATTAACGAATTTCCCATCAACGAGGCCAACGCCATCAACTGATTTTGGATAGTCCATAACTTACGGTTCCTTCGGGATAGTGAATGACATAAACGGTGTGGGCGGGTGAGTAGCGACTGATGACGCACTCGAGGGCATCGCCTGCGATCTGGCCAAAACGTTGGCCGAAATACGAGGCACCAAAAACGCGTCCAGTATCAAGGCGAGATCCCGTATCGAGGATCCACATGAACTGCTGAAGCCACGTGCCAAAGCGCGCTTTTCCGAATCGTGAGCGGCCGAAGCGAGGCGCCCAAACTTCAATGACTTTTGCTTTGTCGTACCCTTGCTCTTTTGCGATACCCACAAAAAAAGCCGGCGTTTGCGCGCCGACTTGGATGAGTCTTTGTCTGACCTGTTTCACTCGGTCAGAATAACTGGGCGATGGCCCTAGGCATGGATCCGGCAGATTCATGACAGATTCCCATTCGGGAACTAGTTCATAAACACCGGCAGGATCCATCTCTGTAAAAAGCTGATAGATGCGTTGGTCGCATCTGGCCATTTCTTGAGCCAAGCTATTCACCAAAGAAAGGATCTCCTCACATTCCCATGCGGGTCCTTCAGGTAGCAATTGCTTCAAGAGATTGGCGTATGAATCAGCGTTGTGAATGCTGGCTACGACCATGTAATTTCTCCCATGGTCGGGATCTCAGTGCGTCCGCAAACAACGTCCTCGGTTGGTGCAATGACGGTGTTGTCTGTTTCACCGGTTGCGCTCGAGATTGCAGCGCGAATGTGAGACAAGTAAATCGTTCCGCCAAGCGTTGCTTCGGACTGGATCATGTTGGCCAACGCTGTTTGCACAGCTGTTCGGACAGATTGACTGTCGGGCGTGACCTTCATAGTTACGTTGATCGATTTGAGCGTTGGCGCCAAAACGTAAACGTCCGCGGTAACAGGGCGGACTGTTTCAATGTGGTCTTTGACTGCCTGAAGTTCGTTCTCGTCTGGTGTGATCGGGTCATCATCATCGCGTACACAAAAAACCCCGACAGTGCCGGGGCCCATGTAATTGCCGATTGTCCACGCTCGCGTTATGCCTTCAACTTCAAGCGCCCATGTCACATAGTCATCGGCGTCACCACCGCATGGAATCACGCGATACGATCGAATCACACGATCGCGAAGATCTTCAATACTCTCGAGATCCGTACCGCCGGTAATGCCTGGATCCTGAACCGTCGCGGTATCCTCAATCGAGGCAACAGGCGAAACAAAAGAGAGCGTTTCACCGGTGGCCAAATTGTTGTCAGCACCTTTTTCAACTGAAACCACCGTGGCGTTGGCGGTGGTGCCTGTCAGTGCGACGGCTTCAGTCACGGTGTACTTTTTACCGCTTGACGATTGCAACACCGTCCCTTCTGGTAAAAATGCTCCAGTCGTACCGGTAACCTGAACCGTGCCGGTTGCGGTGG